ACTGCAAAAATACGGAAATTATATAATATATAATGTATAGCCATCGTAAAATTATGTTTTTTTGTTAAAATCCTTTTCCCTATATAAAAGGTAAAATCTATAAATTAGGCGGCTTTTCTGGTCAATTATTGCAAAAATCAGCCAAATAATGACGGCTTGTAATGACAAAATGTAATAACCAAATGTAATGACCAATATGGAGCAGCAGTTATTTGTGAATGAAATTAGCTGTAATTTCAATTTGAGAAAACCAAAGATAGTTAATAAACCAACTAATGTTTATTGTGTAATATATGTTGGAGGCAAACAGCATTACTTTGCCACTGGCTTAAAGGTGTTACCCAGCCAATGGGATAAGAAAAAGCAGATAGCAATAACAAGTAACATACAGTCTACTTTAGATAATCGTAACAATCAAATCCTTAATGATAAGATAAGTCAGTTAAGAGGATATTATAAGGAATATATTGAGTATCTTTGCAATAATCCAGATAATGTAAGCAAATTAAATGATTTTATCTATAAAAGTATGTTAAATAAGAAAACAAAAGAAATAGAAATAAAGGCAACCGAATTATTAGAGCGTGCTTTAGAGATTTACATAAAAAAAGGAAAATCAAAAACTGTTTCTACTTTAAATGGTTATAAAAATAAAATGAAATCTTTTACTAAATATATAAAAGATTGTAATATAGATGATAGTATTGAACTTTTAACACAAAGAGGACTTGATAGTTATCAAGATTATCTACTGAATGAAGCTACTAAAGTAGAAGTAGGTAAAATGGGTGGAGGAAAAGAAAGCATAAATCAAAAGTGCCAATTTATTGCAAAACTAATAAATGAAGTCTTATGCTGCACTAATGATTTTATGGATTTGGCAATACAACCAGTAAAATATATTGCTTTAAAACGCAATAAGAAAAATAAGGAGGAAGGAGTACATTTTCCATTAGATGATAAAGAAATAAAAGCTTTTGAGGAAGTAACTGACTTAAACGAAAAACAAATTATGTATAGAGATTTGTTTTTACTGCAATGTAAATGTGGACAGCGTGTTTCAGACTTTAAACAACTTTTAGTGGGTAACTATACTGTAAAGGAAGGCTTTATACATTTACTCACCCAGAAAGAAAAGATAGACGCTTTCTTCCCAGAAACAGAAGATATAAAGAATGAATTAAACAGACTAAAAGGTTTTATATATGAAAGGAAAGGATTTTGTTGTTTAAGAGCTGGTGCATATAAGATTAATATAGATAAGATAGATGGAGACCCACAGTATAATACTGCAATAAAATATATAGCAGAAAAAGCAAAACTAAATCGTATATGGACTTATAAGGATGCACAAGATAGACCTTTAAGCAATCCTATACATAAGTTGTTATCCTCACATTGTGCCAGACATACATTTGCTACTATAATGAGAGCTAAAGGTTATAAAGCAGATGAAGTATGTCTAATGTTAGGACACGCCGATGACACGATGGTTAATCAAGTTTATGCACATAATGATGAAATTATAAAAACAAAGAAATTAAAAGATGCAATAAATAGAGTTGAAGGAAAGATAATAAGTAATGTAAAGCAATCTAAAATAAATGCTTTACAAGAATTATTTGCTTATGATAAATTAAAAGAGTTGGAAAGAATGAAAGATAGTGGTTTAAGTATATTACCTTTATCTAGTAGCAGCGTTATATCTATTATAAAAGATACTGGCAAACTTAAAAAGGCTATACAGCTAATGGATAAAACACCGAAGGAAAAACAAGAAGAATTTATCAATAAAGTTAAGGAGATAGATAAAATAATATGGTATATTGGAAAACATACCGCAGATACAGCACTATATAATATTTATGAATATAAGTGTAAAGAATTAGGTATTATAGACAAGATTACTGATGCAAACCTATTAGATGCTATCTGGCAACAAGAGTTGTTAAATGAAGAAATAGAATATTATTCAGATGAAGCACTCGTAGAAAGACATTTCGAAGATAACAAAAAAGCCAGCTCCAACTAAGGAACTGGCTTTACTTTTAATAATCACTCATTAAAACTAACTCATCGTAGTACATTACATAATCTAAACCTTCATCAGTTTTGTCGAATATTTTAGGTGTATTTCTAAAGAATTTAGGAAAGCAAGTAACAGCATTCATAAATTTACAATCCTTTGTATATTGTACAATTGTAACAGTTGCTATATTTAGTTCTTTCTTTTCTATTATAACAAAGTAAGTTGAATCTGGAGCAAAATAAGCAGATATACTATCATTATCCGCATAATTTACATAACCTAAACTATCTAATTTATTAGTATATTCTGTAGCTTTAATTTGGCTAAATGAGCATAATGTAGTTAATGCTAATAGCAATGTTAATATTATTCGTTTCATAGTTATTTCATTAATTTATAGTTTCTACCATCTTCTGTATAAATAACAGTATCTTTTATAATTTTATTGCCTATTTTTCTCTCTATACAGTATGTTTGCTTTATCTTAGGGGTTTCTATCTGTTCTATATGTAATATAGGTGTGTTAATAGTATTTGGTTTCGATACTTTAAGCGTTATTACTATAGTAATAGTAAAAATGACTATTAATGTTATTAAAAAGTGATTTGTTTTCATTGTAAATTTGATTTATTTCAGTTATTATTATCTATCTTAAATTTATTGGCATATTTCTTAGGTAATAAGTATGTTTCTTTATCTATATCTCTAGTTTTATAAACCGTACTATTAGGTAATGATTTACTTTCCAGTACAACTACTTTATCTGCAATCATTTTCTTAATATCTCTATAGCTAAATAGATACATAGTATCACCAAAGAAATAAACCATCCAGCAATTATTAGTAGTTCCATTATTCTATAGTATATCCATATAATCTAATTTCTATTTCTCCATTATATAAGTATCGTAACTTTCATATCTAGGATTTCTATTTTTAATCTCTACTCCTACTACTTTACCTTTATATGTAAAGAAACAATCTATCCTATCATAATCTCCTTTAGTAAACTATATATCAGTAACTCCTTTACTAAGTAAGAACTACTATAATTTCTATCTACCTATAAGTTCACTTTTCTAATATCCGTTCATAATGATTAAATTTTAAAGGTTAATTTTATTTTATCTATCATATAACCCCTAGTAGGTTTACCTTCTATTTTTTTTACTTTTTCTATAACATCATAGTAAGGAGATTCTGTTATTAAGGATGCTTTTACTTTTAGTTCTATTCCATACTTATTAAAGAGCTTAGCAAATATTGTTTTTAAATCCTTAGTGCTAATGAATCCAGTCCCTATTTCAGCATATATATCTCTGTAAACTCTTTCCAGCTTTATCTTATCAGCTACTCTAGCTAACATTTTTTCTTTATTATAATGGAGTGTATGTATTTCTGTTACTGATAAGTATTTAACAATATTCTCAAACTCTGGATAATCAGTTAAATATTCCTCGCTCCTATTAGATAGATAATCATTTAATAAGTCTTTATAGCTAATTGTTATAGCTTTCTTAACTTTAATATTAAAATCATCCCAGATTTGTTGATTAGTATATATGCTAAATCTTTTACTCTTATTATAAGCAGCTCTTATACCAAACCCATCTTTATATTGCTTTCTGATTGACTGCTTATAAATAAATGATTGTCTTTTAAGCTCATTAATTTTCATTTCTCCATTAACTATAGAAATAAGAGATTTTTCTAAGTTTAAATCCTTACTATAGGATTCTCTTTCCTCATTACTCATTTTTTGCCAACCAGATATTTTAAGTTTAGCATCAGATTCTTTATCACTCATTAGCTGGTTAAACTCATTATCATTTAAGATATGATTATTATTACTATAAAAGTGTACTATAAAGTTTCTAAATATATTATGATACTCTTTATTATCTCTTAATCTACCTACTATTTGCTCTAATGTTGTAGATATATCTACTAAGGTAGTATCTCTGTAACCATCACTTACAACAACAACTAAAGCATTATTACTAAACATATTACAACCTTGAAACCCTTTCTTTGTAAAGAAGTTAATCTTTTTATTAGGGTTGGTTACTGGCTCTATCTCATAATCTCCTAATATTTTCTTATTACGGATTCTATTAGCACAACTGATTTTAACTAATTCTGGATTTATCTTTAAAGTATTTACTATTTGCTCTATACCAGTAACAGTATTAAAGAAAATAAATAACTGTTCTACATCTATGCCACCTATATTTAGACCATTTTCTAAAAACTCATTTATAAAGTTAGTAACACCAGTGATAAGTTTAGTAGTCTTATATCTCATTACATTTACTTTCTCTGTTTCGTCCCAGATTATTTTATAATGTGGTAATTCCTTAAATACTGGTATCTCAAAACTAATATCTATAGGAGTAGCAGATAATAAAGAATAATGATTAAACTGCTTAATAGTTTCTAATAATTTAGTTATTGAATCCTCCCTATAATCCATTTCACTTAATAATAAATGATACTCGTCTACTACTATATACCAATCATTAGGATTATCTATCCATTTTAATATCTTATTACTAAAGCTATCATAAGTAACTGCTATTTTCTTAATCTCATTCTCTTTACAATATCTTTTAAACTCTGGCTCATATACTCCAGCATAACATTTAAAGATATTATATTTATTATTCTTATCTGCTGCTATACTATCTACTAAATCTCTAAATGGACATACTATAATATAATTCTTATCACAATTTGCAGCAGAATATGTACCGCCTACATCTGGCTTAGTCTTATTTATAATTCCATCTGGTAATCCATTTTTAAATAAATCTAATTCACTTAAATAACGGTGTGAGCCACCTTTAATAATAAATTCATTCATTTTTGATTAGTTTTTAGGGTTAAATTAAAAATATATATCTAAAGTGTGTTTGTAGTGTGGTTACATTTTTTAGGCTTATATAAGTAACAAAGTAATTTTTTTGTAACCTTGAAAATCAAAGAAAAGGGCTACTTAAAGCCCATTTTTTCAATCCAACCTAAAAAATAATCATTATGTTAATTATAACAACTACAACCCTCCTTAATTTTTTCTATGACAAATATGGGAGTAAAAAAATGGGATTCCAAGTGAATAAAAAAAATAATTTTCAAAATCTTTATTTGATGCTAAAAGAGTATCTTAAAGCTCATTTTTCAACGTATCAGTAGAGCCTCCGACCATTTTTCTTAAATTTTAGCTGCTATAAATTACGACTATTTTTTTTTAGTAAAATTACTTGGATTAGTATTTGACTTTTCTTATTATTGTAATAGTTAAAATAATAACAGATAATACTATTATTTATGCCTTATTTAAAGAAAGCACATATAGAAAAAATAGATAGGTAAATAAGGAGTAGAGAAATGATATTTACCAAAGTAAAAGATGGAAAGAGCTTAGACTATCTTATATAATGTACCACCCACTTTGTGAAATTTGTTTAGCTTTAGATAAGACTACTCCAGCAGAAGATATACATCATAAGGATAGCTTTCTAAACTACTCTGGAAATATGAGATTAAAAGTAGCTTATGATTATAATAATCTTATAGCTTTATGTAAATAGCATCATTCTTATTTACATAGAAATGGAACAACACACGGACTAAATTTAGATGCTGTTGTTAAAGAATTATCTCCTATGGTGTAATAGTAGCACAACTTTCTCTAAAAGAGTGAGATTCTGGGTGGAACAGAATGGGAGGACTAAACTTATTAAATAGATTGAAATATGAGAATAGACAAATTTATAAAAACTAATGATACGAAGGAAGAACAGCTTACTAAAATGATGGCTGAAACCTTAGTTAATGCAGAAGGTATAGCTAACTTAGCTTACCTATGGGATTTAGAAGATAGCCAGATTTATTTAGATTACCAAGACCAACTAAACCAGTTATCAGTAGAAAGGAAAAAGAAGTAATGAGTAATTTTAAACTACCTACTGGATTAAATAAGGAAACTAGAGATTATATGAAAGATGTAATTTCTCACCTTACAGAAGCTGGAGTAATGGAAAATGTAGATACTGCTGCTTTAAATATGCTGGCTAGATGTTATGATACTTTTGTATTAGCTAGTAAGCAATTAGAAACAGACGGCTTAACTGTTAGAAGTGATAGGGGTAATATATCAGAGCATCCATTAGTAAAAGTAAGAAAAGATGCCATTACACAATCAATTAAGATAATGACAGAATTTGGATTAACTGCTAAATCTAGAGCTAAATTACCACAAATGGATAATGCAGATAGTGAACCATCACCATTAGAACAATTTGTAAAGAATAATAGGGAGGTAAGATAATGGTTTATATGGGAAGCAAAAATAGGATAGCTAAAGAGTTAATTCCTATTATTAAGATACAACCTAATTAGTGGTATGTAGAACCGTTTGTAGGTGGTGCTAATATGATAGATAAGATATAGCATCCACTAAAATTAGGTGCTGATTCTAATAAATATTTGATAGCTTTACTAAAGTATGTATAGAATGGTAATTAGTTACCAGAATTTATTAGTAAGGAGGAATATATTAAAGTAATGGATAATAAAAACAATTATCCAGATTGGTATGTAGGTTATGTAGGTTTTATATGTAGTTTTAGAGGTAAATTCTTTGGAGGTTATTCTGGATTATGTTATACTAAGGTCGGAAAAGAACGAAATTACTAGCAAGAAAGAAGTAATAATTTATTAAAATAGAACTTGAAAGATATAGTTTTTAAATGCTGTAGCTATGATTAGTTATATATTTCAGATAATTCTGTTATTTATTGCGACCCACCTTATTAGGATACTATAAAATATAAAGATAAATTTGATTCTAATAAATTCTGGGACTGGTGTAGAATAAAGGTATCTGAAGGGCATAAAGTATATATTTCAGAGTATAATGCCCCAGACGATTTTATTTGTATTTGGGAAAAAGCCATAAATTCTAATTTAGGTAACAGTAGTAAAAAAGCTACAGAGAAATTATTTATACATAAAAGTTAGTTATGAAAGGATATTACCATTATGTAGAAGATGTACTTAATGGTAAAATAGTTGTTGGAGAGCTTATAAAATTAGCTTGCTAGAGATTCAAAGATGACCTACAAAGAGAGGATATTTATTTTAAAGAATCTGTAGTAGATAAGGCTATTAACTTTATAGGCACTTTTAAACATTTTATGGGTAAATCTAGTGGAAAGCCATTTAAGCTAGAAAACTGGTAGCAGTTTATAATAGCTAATATAGTTGGCTGGTACTGGAAGGAAAATCATACCAGACGATTTACCAGCTCTTATAGAAGTAAGTAGAAAGAATGGTAAAACAGCCTTAGCTGCTGCTTTATGTCTTTATTATTTAATAGCTGATGGAGAGGATGGAGCAGAAGTAGATTTAGCTGCTAACAGTAAAGAATAGGCTAAGATTGCATTTGAGTTTTGCAGTAAATTTAGTAAGCAGTTAGACCCTAAAGGAAAGTATTTAAAGCCTTATAGAGATAATGTATAGTTTGCTTTAAATAATTCTAAGCTGAAAGTATTTTCTGCAGATGATTCTAAGCTGGATGGATTTAATGCTAGTTTTGGACTTATTGATGAATATCACGCTGCAAAGAATAGTAAGGTTAGGGATGTTATTAAATCTAGTATGGGTATGCGAAATAATCCACATTTATGTACTATAACTACTGCTGGATTTGATAAAACTTTACCTTGCTATAAGCTAAGAAGTACATCTATAGAAATACTAAATAAACTAAAGACAGATGATAGTATGTTTATTGCTATCTACTCTTTAGATGATAAAGATGATTGGACTGATAAAGATAACTGGGTAAAATGTACACCAAATTTAAATGTTACTGTAACAAGTAAGTATATTAAAGAGTAGGTACAGAGTGCCATTAATAATCCGAGTGAGGAAGTAGGGGTAAAGACAAAAACATTAAATCTATGGTGTGATGTTGCTGATGTTTGGCTACCAGAAAGTTATATAGTAAAAGCCAGTAAAGAGATACATTTAGAGGACTTTAGAGATTGTGAATGTTATATAGGTGTAGATTTATCTGCAACATCAGATTTAACGGCTGTATCCTATCTTATTGAGAAGGATAATATTTATTACTTTAAAACTGATTATTATTTACCAGAATCGGCTTTAAGAGATAAGCCAGATAGGGAAACTTATAAACTCTGGAAACAGTAGGGATTAATAACTATTACTACTGGTAATGTTACTGATTATGATTATATTACTAATGATATAGTAGCTGCTAGTAATATCTTAAATATACAAAAGATAGGGTACGATAAATGGAACGCTACTTAGTGGGCAATACACGCTACAGAGATAGGACTACCATTAGAAGAATATCCTTAGACAATGGGAAACTTTAACCGTCCTACAAAAGAATTAGAACGGTTAATATTATCTGGTAATACTGTTATAGATAACAACGAGATAACCAGATGGTGCTTTAGAAACGTTGAATTAAAATCTGACTATAATGGGAATGTTAAGCCTAATAAAGGTATTAAGGCTAAAAAGATAGATGGAGTTATAGCCATTATATAGGCTTTAGGAATGTATCTTACAGTACCACATTATAGTAATGAGATTTTAACTATTTAATACTAATAATCCATATCGTTTAATATGATTTCTAGTCTTTTTAATAATTCATCTGTTCCACTAATATCACCAAAAAGCACATCATTATAAAGGTTCTTTACCTCAGTTGTAGCTAAAGCTAATACTAGTCCCGCTTTACTACCTACTACAGTTCTTTCTACTACTTGCGTAGGTACATTAGTAGAAGATGATTCGTTATCTATCTGCTCTTGTAGATTTTCACACTTTTCTTTATAATCAGCTAACTCTGATTTACAGCTAGATAATTGTGATTTATAACCATTAGATTCTTTTTCTAATTGATTATATTTAGATTGTAAAGCATCATAATCATCTTGGCTAGCACCCCCACAAGACACTAAACACAACGAAAATATTAGCAATAATAAACTTTTTTTCATAATCAATAATTGTTAAGTTGGACAAAGATACAAAAAATATATAATAAATGGGATTTTTTAGTAAAAAGAAAAAAATAGAAGAACGTAGTAATCCATTTGATTATTTAATGTATAATAGTACTGGAAGTTATACAGAAAGTAAGGCTTTACTACTTAGTACAGTTTATAGATGTGTAGAAGTAATATCTGATAGTATTGCTTAGCTACCATTAGAGCCATATAAAATAGACAATAATGGATATAAGATTAAATATACAGAGCATCCTACTTACAGCTTACTAAATAGAGAGCCAAATAATAAAATGACTAGGTTCACTTTTATAAAGACTTTGGTTATTAGTATGCTTTTAAAAGGTAATGGGTATGCTTATATAGAAAGAGATAATAACGGAAATGCTAAGGCTTTACATTATATTCCAGCAGAATTAGTAACTGTGGTACAGCCACAAACTATTAATGATAATATAGTATATAGTGTTACTGGTATGGCTAATGCTATTGAAGCTTGTAATATGATACATTTGCTTAACTTTAGCTATAATGGAATTAATGGAATTAGTACATTAGCACACGCTAAAAACACATTAGGCTTATCTGCAGATTCAGAAGCGCACGCTTAGGGATTCTTTAAAGGTGGTGCTAATTTAGCTGGTATATTGAAAGTGCAAAGCACCTTAACAAGTAAACAAAAGAATGACTTAAAAACTAGCTGGTAGACTGCTTTTAGCCCAGTTACTGGTACACCAAATGGAGTAGCTGTATTAGAGGGTAATATGGAGTTTCAGCCAATTACAGTAAATCCAGCTGATGCTTAGTTATTAGAAACTAGATAGTTTAATGTAGTAGATATATGTAGATTTTTTGGTGTATCTCCAGTAAAAGCATTTGATTTATCAAAGTCTAGCTATTCAACAGTAGAAGCCACAGAGTTAGCTTTCCTTACTGATACTCTTTCTCCACTGTTAGAAAAAATAGAGTTGGAATTTGAAAGAAAATTATATAAGCCTAGTGAAAGAGATAACATAGATGTTAGATTTAATACTGCTACATTATTAAGAGCTGATAAACAATCTCTAGCAAGCTATTACAATACTCTATTTTAGATTGGTGTAATTAGTCCTAATGAGATTAGAAAAGAATTAGATTTACCAGCTTTACCAGATGGAGATAATACCTTTGTATAGGTTAATGTACAAACCTTAAATAATGCTACTAAAGCAGTTGCAAATAACATTATAGAAAATGAAAGAAATAAGGAATAATCATTTAGAAATTAGAGCTATCACACCAGAAAGTAGATAGGTTGAAGGATATGCTTTAGTTTTTAACTCTGAATCAAACGATTTAGGAGGATTTAAAGAGATTATAGATAGTAGAGCATTAGAAGGAGTTATAGATAATTCTGATGTACTTTGTTTACTTAATCATAATGAGGACAAAGGCGTATTAGCTAGGTGTAATAAAGGTAATGGCAGTTTAAAACTTACTGTAGATGAAAGAGGATTAAAGTACACTTTTGAAGCTCCTAATACTGCTTTAGGTGATGAACTTTTAGAAGGACTTAGAAGGGGTGATATTAGTACATCTTCATTTGCATTTACCGTAGGTTCTGATAACTGGGAAAAGAGATAGGACGGTACTTATTTACGTACTATCAAAGAAATTAAATAGTTATATGATGTATCACCAGTTTATCACGCTGCTTATGATGCAACATCAGTTAATACTAGAGGATTAGATAGTTTGAAAGAACAAGAAAAGAAAGAGATAGAGGATTATTATAAAGAACTAGAAAATAAAATTAATGGCTAATACATTAGAATTATTGGATAAGAAGGAACAGCTTACTATTCAAGCTAAGAATATTCTTACTGCTGGTAAATCTGAATCTAGAAAGTTATCAGCAGATGAAGAAAGTGCTTATAATGATTTATGTAAGCAGATAGCAGATGTAGATAAGGAAATTAGAGATATTAATAATAAGTTAAATAAAGAAACTAATAAAGTAATTAAAAGAACTATGAGTAAATTTTCATTGATTAAAGCAGTAAACGATATTGCAAACAACCGTAATTTAGACGAAAAGAGTTAGGAAGTAGTAAACGCTGGTATAGCTGAAATGCGCAAAGCTGGTCAATCATACAGTGGTCAGATTGTTTTACCTATTGAGGAAAGAGGAGATATTCAAGCTACAGTAGCTACAAATGGTCAAGAAATTGTAGCAGAAGATAAACTTAATATTTTAGAGCCACTTAGAGCAAATTTAGTAATGGCTTAGGCTGGTGCTACTTATATGAGTGGTTTAGTAGGTAATGTATCTATTCCAGTATATAGTGGTTCTAATGTAGGCTGGGCTGGTGAAGTAGATGCTGCTACTGATGGTGCTGGTAAATTTTCAGAAGTTACTTTAGAGCCTAAGCGTTTGACAGCATTTATAGATATTTCTAAGCAGTTCCTTATTCAAGATTCAGTATCAGCAGAGGAAATGCTTAAAAATGATATTGTAAGAGCTATCTCTAATGAGTTGGAGAAAACTATTTTAGATAATGCTGCTGGTTCTAATACTAAGCCAGCTGGTGTATTTAATGGTGTAACTGCTGATACTACAGCTTTAGATTTTAAAGGTATTGTAGCAATGGAGGAAGCATTAGAGGATAAAAATGTAACTGGTAATCTTGCATTTATTGTAGCACCTAATGTTAAGGCTACTTTAAAGACTACTCTTAAATCAGCTGGAGTATCTGGCTATTTGATGGAAGGCGGAGAAGTAGATGGAATCCCAGTTTATTCTACATCAGCTTGTACTTCTAAAGGTATGGTATTAGGTAATTTCTCTGACTATGTAATAGGACAATGGGGCGGTATTGATTTGACAGTAGACCCATATACACAAGCAGCAAGCGGTAAAGTACGCTTAGTTATTAATGCTTACTTTGATGCTAAACCACGTAGAGCAGAAGCATTTGCTAAGAAGATAATTAAATAATTATAGTCTATTTAATAAGTAAAAGCTATGTTTGTAACATTGAAAGAAGCAAAGAAACATCTTAATATAGATGATAGTTTTACTGATGATGATGCTTATATAACAACTCTTATTTAGGTAGCAGAAGATTCAGTAGCTTAGCATTTAGACATAGCTTTAAATGAGTTAATAGTAGGTGGTAAATTACCATCTGCTGTTACTCATTCTATTTTACTAATGGTTGGTAATTTGTATGCTAATAGAGAGCCAGTAAGTTATAGTACTGTAATGAAAGTACCTTATACTATGGAGTATTTATTAGGACTTTATAAACATTATAATATAGTATAATATGTAGGCTGGATTATTAACAGAGAAAATTATAATAGAAAAACCAACTATTTAGTAGAATGAATTTGGAGCTAATGCTATTAGATGGACTGAACTTATAACTACTAGAGCTGGAGTAACCTTTAGCGATGGTAATAGAACTAATGAAAATAATGAGATTGTATTTACTAACAGTGCAATCTTTAAAGTTAGATATTATCATACTATAGACGAAAAAGATAGGGTACTTTGGAATAATAAGAAATATAGAATATTATCCTTAGAGCCTAATAAAAATAGACAATCACTAACTATCAAAACGGAGCTTATAAATGAGTAATACAATAGACCGTAGTTAGGTAGATGCTATGTTGGAAAAGCTATCACCAGAGAATAGAAATAAGATAATGATGCTAGCACTAAAAAAAGGTGCTAAAGCATTAAAACAATAGGCAGAGAGCGAGCTTACAAAGACTGGTATAAGATATAATACACCATCTAGATTTAATGGGAAAACATTATTATCTGGAATACGATTAAAAGCGGATAACGCTTATAGTGAAGTAAAGGTACATATAATGGGGGATTTTAGATTAAAATTCTTTGAGAAAGGTACAAAGCAAAGATAGACAAAGAATCGTGGTAATAAAGGTAGTATTAAAGCAACTCATTTCTTTAGTAAAGCTAGACAGAATGACACAAAGATAAATCAAGTAATAACAGAATTATTAGATAAAAAACTATGATAAGCAGTTTACAAATTGGAAAAGTAATATACACTTTACTAGATGTAGATTTTATTCATAAAGTAGTAGATAATAAAATATATCCTTTAATTGCTGATGCTACTACTACATATCCTTTTATAATGTATCGTAGAACTGGATTAATACCAGAAAATAATAAAGACTATACTAATGAATCTGTTTTGTGTGAAGTGTTTGTTATTGCTGATAATTATAAAGAAAGTGTAGAATTAGCAGAATTAGTAAGAAAAGCTTTAGAACATAAGTCTGGGCTTATATCTGGTATAGATGTAGAAGATATAATATTAGAAGATTGTTCAGAGGAATATATAGATAATTCCTTTTTATAGAGTATGACTTTTAAAATAGAATTAAAATAATGGCAAACAAGAAAATAAAAGGTGGTGATTTAATGATGTTTATAGGTGGTAAATCTATAGCACTTGCAACATCTCACACATTAACTATTAGTGGTGAAACACAAGATACAAGTAATAAAGATGAAGGCGGTGGAAAATGGGCAGCTAGTGAAGTAAGTAATCTTAGTTGGACTGGATAGTCAGAAAACTTATTTAGTGCTACTGGTAATGCTGGTATGACTTATGAAGCTTTATTTGATGCGATGATTAAGATGGAGCCAGTAGATATGGTATTTGGCTTAAAGAAAGAAACTACTGATAATGTAGGGGACACTGGATGGACTGCAACAGCTGGCAGTGCTACAAATACACAATATATAGGTAAAGCTGCTATTACTAGTTTAGAACTTAATGCGCCTAATGGCGAGTATGCAACATTTACAGTACAATTTACTGGAGTTGGAGCTTTAACAGCTAAGAAAGCGTAATATTAACTAATAGCCTTTGTACCTTTATAACGTAGGTATGAAGGCTATATTTTTAAAATAGACTATATGAAAACAATAAATATAAAAAATAAAGAATACAAAGTAAAACAAACGCTTAGAGCTTTGTTTATCTTTGAACAAATTACTGGCAGACCTTTTGAAATAAAGACGATGCTAGATAACTACATCTTCTTTTATAGTGTAATACTTGCTAATAATCCAGATAATATTTTAGATTGGGATGATTTTATAGATGCTTTAGACGAAAACCCCAATTTACTTAACGACTTTACAGAATTGAATTAGGAGCAAAATAAAGTAGATGCTTTATTTAATTCAGAAGAAGGAGAAAAAAAAAGTTAAGCATATCTGAATTATATAGTATATTGGTTCTACAGCTACATTATCCTCCAGATTATGTATTAGATAAAATGGAGATGTACGAAATAAATGCAGCTATGAAATACAGTTATTATGCACATAAAGATAGCTGGGAACAGACTAGATTAATAGCTTTTCTTACAGCATAGACTAATAGTAAAAAGCATTTAGAATTATCTGATATTATTAAATTTAAATGGGATGAAGAAATAATAGAAGATAATATAGTAACTGAACAACAAAGAGAAGAATTAATTAAGAAAGCAAATCAATATATTATAAATAATGAGTGATTACGTTGTTAAATTTAGTGGCTAGGATAATTTATCTGGCACACTAAATAAAGTAAAATAGGAACTAGATAAAACTGGGGACGCTGGCAGTAAGTTAGACCGAATTACTGCTAAGTTTGAAAAAATATCAAACTCTGCAGCTCCATTAAAAAAGAAACTAAAAGATATTCAAAGTACTATGGCATAGATGAATTTGGACGGCTTAAATAATACGGACATATTTCATAGAATGGCTGCTTAGGCTGCTGAATATAAGGATGCTATAGGGGATGCTAGCTAGGCTACTAGATTATTAAGTTCTGATACAGCTAATTTAGATGCTGGTATATAGGCATTTAGTGCTATTGCTGGTGCAGCTACTGTTGCAACTGGTGTAATGGGTATGTTTGGTGCTGAAAACAAAGAAGTACAGCAAGCAATTTTAAAAGTACAATCAGCATTAGGTATTCTTAGCGGTGTGTAGGCTATTGCAAATACTTTAAATAAGGATAGTATTTTGATGCTTAAAATAAAGCAGATATAGGAGTTAGCAACAGCTTAGGCTACAACAGTTAATAGTACTGCTGCTGGAGTTAATACTGTTGCTACTGGGGCTAATACTGCAGCTATGAAAATTTGGAACACTGTTAAAGCTATAGGTAAAGCATTGTTAGGAGATTTTAGTGGATTACTTATAGTTGGTGCTGGTGCTTTAGCTACTTATGCTATTGCCACATCTAATAGTGCTGATGCAGAAAAAGAGCATCAAGATTCCCTAAATAAATCAGCTAAGACAGTAAGTAATTATACTACAACATTATCTAATACATTTGCTTAGTTAATGACTGATTATACAAAATTAAAAGCCGAATGGAAAACACTAAGTAGCGCACATCAAAAAAATCAATGGATTAAAGATAACGAAAGTAAACTTAATGATTTAGGAATATCTGTTAGTAATGTAAATAGTGTAGAAGAAGCTTTTAGTAAAAATACAAATATTGTAGTTTAGGGTTTTATAGCCAGAGCTAAGGCTGCTGCTTACTTGTCTAAAATTACTGATGAATATAAAAAACAGATAGAATTAATTGATAAAATAAATACGCACACTACAAAAGCAGCAGCAGAAGCAGCAAGCAGACCAAAAGTAGCAAGTGGTCAAGAAATTACTGATAGTACATATAGAAATAGTAGATATGGTTCTGTTGGCTCTGATGGTAAGTGGCGATTTAGTGCTAAAGGTGCTGATATTTATAATACTGGTAAATCTGATGGCAATAAATATGTAGAAGGATTAGAGAATTAGTTAAAACAATCTTAGAATAGAATCAAAGGTTATACTACATAGCTAACTGGAGAGCTTAATAAAGTGCCTAAAGTTAGTAAACCTTCTAGTGGTTCAAAAAAGGCTAAGAAAACTAAGACTAAGAAAAATAAGACTAACCATAAGAAAGTTACTAAAGCAGAGCCTAAATTTAATAAAGATGCTAATACGTTGCAAGGTATGCAAGACAATGTAACAGTATTAGAGAATAAGCTAAAAACATTAAAGGTAAATTCAGAGGAATTTAAAAAGACTACTAAAGAGATTTAGTTTTGGAAAGATAAAATAGAAGTTGTGTAGAAATCATTTGAAAAGGTAGAGCCGCCTAAATTTGAAAAAGGTTCTATAGCTGATTATGAAAAGCAAATAAGTAAAGTAGATGAGGATTTAAAGAATCTAAATTTAACAGAAGAGGAAAGAAATACTAAGTTAAAAGAAAGAGCTGCTTTACTGGATTTAATTGCTAATAAAAAAGAAAAGCCATATCAAAATGGTTCTATATCGGATTTAGAAGAACAAATTAGTAAACTACAAAATAGACTTAATAATGAAACTCTTACAGCTAAAGCCAGATTAGAATTAAAAACTAAAATATCTGATTTATAGAAATAGGTTGATAATCTTTCTGATAACATAACTATTAAGATTAAAAATGTAAGTATTGGAACATAGGATAAACTAGATAGCTTTAGTAATGCTTAGACTAATGTAGATTCTATTGTAAAATAGAGAGAACTAGGTATTATAGATAAATCACAAGCAGAAACAGAAATAGCAGCTATAAATGAATAGCTATAGTAGTTAGGTTTAAAGCCTATAAAAATACATATAGAATCTGATGTAGAAAAGAAAATAAATGAAGCTCGTGATGCTATTGATTCTTTAGGTTCTAGCTTATCTAGTATTGGAAGTAATCTAGGCATACCAGAATTAGATGTAGCTGGAATAATGGCACAATCTGTAGCAACTATGATTAGTGGTTATGCTACTGCAACAAGTCAAGCAGCTTCTTTAGGTCCTTGGGCTTGGATAGCTTTTGCAGCTTTAGGAGCAGCCCAATTGGCAGCTATAGTAGGTCAAGTTAAATCTATGGGTTCATTTGCTAATGGTGGTATTATTGGCGGTGGTAGCACTCACGGAGATATGCTTACAGCTTAGGTAAATGCTGGAGAAATGATACTTAATGGTAAACAACAGAAACGTTTATTTAATATGTTAGATGGAAATGTTATTACTAACAATGGTGGAGAAGTTACTTTTAAAATAGAAGGTTCAACGTTAAAGGGAGTATTAACTAATTACGATAATAAAAGGAATAAAATACGATGATATATAAAGGATAGTTCAGAAGTAAAGATAATACCTTATATACAGTTAAAATAACTACAGAAGGTACTACCCAGAGTAAGGAGATTACTTTGGGTGGTACTCCATTTGTAACGTCGATGTTAGGCGATGGAATTTATAAGCCAGCTAAATATACTGGTGCTACAGTGGCTATAGTTACACCGTCTTATCACTTTGATATATATAGTGGTAAAGCACAAGGAACAAAAGTAGAGTTATACAAAGAAAATTCTATAGAATGGACTGGCTATGCAACTCCTAACTTATATGATATGGGATTTACTAAATATAAGGAAACTATAGAGATAGAATGTATTGACGCATTATCAACATTACAATATATTAAGTATAATGCACCTAAGAGAAATATAGTAAGCTTTTACGATATTATAAATAAAATAATAAAAGAATGCAATGCTTACACTGGATTCGTTGTTAGTGTCAATACTCAACTTACTAAAGATACTACTGATACAATATTAGATAAATTATACATATCAGACTAGAATTTCTTTAATAAGAAAAAAGATAAAGAAACAGATAATGATGTAGCTTGGACTTGTTAGGAAATACTGGAGGAAGTATGCTAGTATTTAGGATTGACAGCAGTAGCGGACAAAGATATAGTTTACTTTTTGGATTATGATGCTATTAAAAATGGAATCAATGAATATTATAGATATAGTATAGATAATCCTACTCCGACTAAAATAACTCTAGGACATTCTAAAGTTATTGTAGGAAGTGATTATAGTGGAAGTAGTTCTAGTTTATCAATGGATGCTGTTTATAATAAGGTTACTGTTAAAGATGATTTTTACACCTTTGAAGAAGTATTACCAGATATGTTTGATAATGCTGTTAATATTACAGCTAATGCTGCTTTACAATACTCTGATAATATTAATAATGGTATGTATGGAGAAGTTGTATCTAGTAAAATAGGTAATACAGCTGATAATACTAACACAAATATGATAGTTATGCTGGATAGGGTAAGAAATCCAGAAAGTGGAGGATATAGTGATTTAAATATAGTGTTTGTGAAATACTTTAATAATCCATATTATAAGTTCTTTAAATATGATGCTAATGGTAGAGATATAACAGACACTGTTAAATCATTAAACTATACAGATACTAAATCTATGAATGGTGCTACTATTGCTAAATTCTGTGTTAAGAAGTTATATAAAGGTTCTGATTTTATTAAAAATATAATGTTTAAGATATTAAGTAAAGAGCTTACTTTAGATGATTGGTTGTCAAGGAATGAATTTAGTAAGGTGGACTTTTCGGATTATATAGTGTTACTAAATCCAAATCATATTAGTAATGAGCATATAACTAAGTTTCCTTACTTTCAAACTGTAGTGTCTGATACTACTGCCTTATTTGGTGGTGAAAATGCTTACCTTATAATTAGTGGTAACTATATGTATCATTACTTTAGTGATGACCCATACCCTATTCCAGAAGGAGAATCAGATATAGCATAGGGTAGGTATGCTATGGATGCTGGATAGACCTTCTTAATGGCTAAATTATAGTGGGGTAATCTTTATTGGAGTGGTGATTAGAAAAAAGGTAATAATGGTTGGGTAACAACTGAAACTACTTTTAAAATACCATATATGAAAGATGATGTTAGTAAAAAAGACCGAAGAGCAGACAGCACTATGTTTAAAGATTTGAAATTTATAAATACAGTTAATTGGCGTATAGGTACTAATGAGCAAGGATATTTAATTACATTACCTAAAAATGGGGTAATTGGTGGTATGCCTACTCTGACAGTATATAAGCCATTTGACCCAAATTACCATAGTGTAAAATCTGGAAAAGATAAAGGACAGCATTACAAACATAGTTGCGTATTTCTAAAGGATTTTAAATTTAAGGCAATTATTGGAGACCCTACATTTAGTAAAGTTAATGAAACTGATACTGTGTACACTAACGTAATTAATGATGCTTTTGTAACTGAATTTGACGAAGTTAATTTTAAGATATGTACTTATGATGAGAAGAAGCCTAACTACAGTTCTGTAGCTTTAAAAGAAGGTGCTACAATGAAGTATTTAGACACTACTTATAATAAGGCTACTAAACAATCTTTAAGGCAAGAAGAACACTATATTTACAAGACAGTCAATCAGTATAAAGAGCCATCTATAATTTTAAATTTAGACTTAAAGAATAATTTTAAAATATATGGTCTTTATAAAAATACTACAATAAAGGATAAAAGCTTTATATTAAATAGCCTTAATATAGATTATAGACATAATTCAAGTACTATAAATTTAATAGAAAAGAAGTAATATGAAATTCAATAAATATAATATCTCAAAAGAAACTAAAAATAGTAGTGAAGTAAGAGTTATAAATAATTCTACTACTAGTGTAAATGCTGAATTAGAAACACATACTATATACGGATAGCCATTTAACGGTACATAGGATGTAGGCGGTGATATGAGTAATATTACTAACATTACTACTATTGGCGGTGATATTAATATAAAAGCTACTACAGACGAACAAGACAAAGTAGGCGGTAACATTAATGCAGAAGGTACTATTAGCGGTAATAAGCTAACTGGAAATGATATTACTACTGATACTGGAACTATTAAGAAAGCTACTATTAATGATGTTTCTGGAGATACATTAACCTATTTAGTTGGTAAGTTTAAAGAATTGACTGGAACAAAGGCTACATTAAGTGATTTGCTTGCTGGCAACATATCAGTAGAAACTCTTACTGTTACTAAAGCAGCACACTTTTTTAGTCTTATGATAGATGAAATTAAATCAGTTGGCGGTTAGATAATCCTTACTCCAGCTAATGCTACTATAGATAAAGTAACTACAGTTAATGATAATTTTAAATGCTATTGGAAAGCTACAGACGGAGAAAAGAAAATATATAATCAGTTTGCTTAGAATGATTAGATAGTGTGCCAAACATTTAATGCTAGTGTAGGTACGTCTAGTAATGTTGCTAATACCTACTACTGGAGATTATGTACAGAAGTAGGAACTGAAATTATAGATAATGTATTATATAACTATATTTTATTATCTGCTACTGATAAAGATTCATTATCTACAGCTAATCCAGCTAAAGGAGATAAGATAGTACAGCTGGGTAATAGAACTGATATAACCAGATAGAGTGCTATTATACTTTCTGCTTATAATAGTAAGTTCTTAGATGCTGAATTAGTAGCCCCTTCTATAGTGCAATATAAGGGAGTTAAAGATTACCACTTAGAAACACATAGATTAAGCGTAATAAGTGCTGGATTTAATGAATTTACTGGCAACTTTAAAGTATCTACTGGATAGAGTGTAGAAGATTATATAAAAGATAATGCTTACTAGGGAGAAAATAATATAGATATAAAAGTATATTCAGCAGATGGTAATTTTACCCTTATAAATGATAGAGAAGTAGATTTATATGCTGAAGTATGGTGTGGAATGACAAATATAACAGATAGAATACCACCTTCATTATTTAGCTGGATTAGAATTAGTACAAATAAGGATGCAGATACAGCTTGGAATAAAACAAAAGAAGGTATAGGAAAAACCATACATTTAACAGATAATGATGTAATTAGAAGATGTACTTTTAACTGTATAATTGATATTGATAACATTAAAACTTATTTATAATTATGGCAAATATTGCGAGAGGACAAATAACAATCGTTGATTTAAATGATGGTAAATCTATTAATCTTTTCTTATCATCTAATCAACCAGCAACACAGATTTTTAACTAGGAAAATAGTTCTTATGTACCTAATTATTCTGCAACTAATTTAGTAATATCTCCAGAGGTTTATGTATCGGGTACTGAAACTAACTAGGTAGCTAGATTAAAAGGTACTCCAGTTTGGAAGATAAATGGCTCTCCTACTCTTAATAACTTTGGAGCAACAGCAGCTACTACATCACCTTACAATCTTACAATTAAGAACAATCTTAGTAATCTTAATGTACTTTCTATAGAGTGTACAGTAATCTATGTAGACCCCGATACTGGAGCTGAAACTACAGCTAAGGCTGTTTATACTGTTACTAAGGTTGTTAATACTGGATAGTCAATTAGAGCTATTGCTTATGCACCTAATGGCACTGTATTTAAAAATGGTAATGTAGCATCTTTAAAAGCTCATTGCGATTTGTGGAGAGGTTCAGCTATTGATAATACTAATGTATCTTATAAATGGTAGGTACTGGAAGGTACTTGGAAAAATATTAATAATCTTAATGCAAAGGGTATTACTAATTATAATACTAATGAGATTACTATACCAGCTGATGCTGTTTTAAACTTTGCTAGTTATAAATGTATTATTACTGATACAGACCCTTCTAGTGGTACTAAAGATACATCAGTATCAGATATTATATCATTTGCAGATATGAGCGACCCATATTCTGTAGATATAGAAGCTCCAGCTGGTACTACTCTTACTAGTGGGAATCAATCTACTACATTAAAGGTTAATGTT